TTAGGCAGGGTTCGTGTACGTTGTCTTGGTCTGCATACAGAAGATAAAAATGAAATACCTACGGACGCTTTGCCGTGGGCTCATGTTATGCATCCTGTACATGATCCATCTATGCAAGGTATGGGTAATACTCCAGCATTCATGGTAGAGGGTACTTGGGTTGTAGGGTTCTTTCGTGATGTACAAGATAAACAGCAACCTATAATTATGGGTACACTGCCTGGCTATTCTCAAGTTCCAGATGATATTGGTGACGATAAGTCTGTAGAAGCTATAAAGAAATATCGCGAAGGTGATGAAAAAGGGTTTACTGATCCTAATAAAAAATATCCGCAATATCCAAATGAAAAGTCTGGCCATGATCTGGGCGAGAGTGATGTAAATCGTCTTGCAAGAAATGATGTTGATTTCCAACACAATATGTTAACAGAAAAAAAAGACTTACATGAAAGTTTTGAATCTGTTGAAACAACTAGGGGCCGATCTTGGGGTATACCTAAGTATGCTGAATTTACAAAGTATCCATTTAATCATGTCTTTGAATCTGAGTCTGGCCACATAAGAGAATACGATGATACAGAATTTGAAGAACGCATACATGAGTATCACAGAACAGGAACATACTATGAAGTTGATGGTGGTGGTAATAGAGTTACTCATGTTGTCGGAGATAATTATGAATTAATAGCAGGCTCAAATTATATTAATGTAAAGGGTGAAGCAAACCTAACAGTTGAAGGTACTTGCAATACTTTAGTTAAAGAAGATTGGAATATTAAAGTAGAGGGTGATTTAAATATTGAAGTTGTAAAAGACTTTAATACTATTGTCCAAGGTGACACTACACAACTGTACGAAAGTAAACTTATAACTACAGCATTAGGTGCTGTGTCTAGTGTATATAATGAAACTCTTGATAGTGTTATTATTGGTGCTGTTACAGATACCTATGGAGCAACAATAGATCGTTCTATTACTGGTAATGTTACAGAAAGATTTGGTGGTACAATAGATCGTTCAGTGATTGGTCTTAAAACAGAAATAACAACAGCTGGCCTTAATTTATTTTCAGAAGCTGCTATAGCAATTGATGCTGGTACAACTGTTAATATTAACCAAGGCGATAAGGGTGCAGCCCGTGTTGATGATACTGCTGATACTGGAGATGCTGGTGCTGGTGGACACTTTGATGTTAACTCAGCAGGAACAGATAAGATTGAATCTGGTTCTACATCAGTCTTTATCGGAACTGCAGCTCCAACTGTTGATGCGTCTGAATTAAAGGTTACCGATATTACTAAAGTAATTGATAAAGGTGAAAATATCGTAGAAGATGAAGAGTTGGTAGATGCTCAAGGTGTTGACAGAACTGAAGAAGGCGGAACAGGTGGTTATGCTCCAAATGCTGAAGGTGATTATCCAATTCCAATTCTACTGACAAGAGATACAGACCTTGTAGCTACAGCTGAAGAAGAACTAGGTATAACTGGAAGTGGCATGTCTGCGGGCGAAGCTCAAGCAATTATTGAGGGTAGAGCTCTTGAAAAACAAGCACCTGATCTTAGTGATCCTACAGGAAAAACTTTTATAGAAGTAAGTGATCCCGATGAAAATGAAGCTTTAGAAACAGGAGATGGGGGTTTAAGTGGAACACCTGTTCAAACTGGCGCTACAGAACCAAATAGAAGGTATTTAGATTTACCAGACAAATCAGAAACTTTTAATTCTGAAGTAGAACTTACTGATGAAGTTAAAGAAAGTAGAGCTGAAAAGTTTTTAGAAAGTGGTGACCCAAAACTAGTTTGGTTATCTCACGTTGACTCTAGTGTCAAACCCAACCTCATAAGAATATTAGAAAGTATGGCTGATGATCTTGGTTATCCTCTAACAATTACAAGTGGACTTCGTTCTGAATCTTACAATCAAAAAGTGGGTGGTGCTAAAAAATCTCAACACGTTCTGGGAAATGCTGTAGATATTCGTATGAGAAATAAAACAAAAAAAGAAGTTTTAGAATTTATTGAAATTGCTGTAGGTCGTGGTATCAATGGCATCGGATTATATTTTCCCGCTAGAGGTGGGGGAACATTTATTCATTGTGATATTCGTTCAAAAAAAGCACAATGGGGGCCGTCTGGAAGCTGGAAGGGCCAGTATAGCTGGGCAAAACCAACTTTAAAGAAATTAGGGTATTATACAGGCACATAACCACAGGCACAAGTCTTATAAATAAATATAAATTAGGAGTCTATATAAATGTCAATTTATGACGCACAATTAAACAACGGATCAGATCGTAGTGTCAGGCAGTATGTAGACTTAGACTTATTCTTTGGAAAAAAATCTTCTGATCGTGATGTGAGTGAAGTGACAGATATACAGGCGGTCAAAAGGTCTATTCGTAATTTAATTTTGTTAAATACTTATGAGAAACCTTTTCATCCAGAAATTTCTTCTGGCGTTAGAGATATGTTGTTTGAACTTATGAATCCAGTTACAGCAGCAATTCTTGCAAGACAAGTACAAAATGTAATTGAAAATTTTGAACCAAGAGCTAGGCTTGTTGGGGTTAGATCAATTCCAAATTATGACAAAAATTCTTATGATGTGTCTGTAGAGTTTTATGTTGTAAATGCTCCTACTGAACTAGTTGAATTAACACTATTCTTAGAGAGATTACGATAATGGCAAAACTACAAGTAACAGAATTAGACTTTGACGATATAAAAGATAATTTAAAAATATTTCTAAAAGCACAATCAAAATTCAAAGATTATGATTTTGAAGGTTCTGGTATGAGTGTTCTTCTTGATACTCTTGCATACAATACTCACTATCTTGCGTTTAATGCAAACATGGCTGCAAATGAAATGTTTTTAGATTCTGCGGCACTAAGATCAAGTGTAGTATCTCATGCAAAAATGTTAGGTTATGAAGTGTCTTCAGCAAGAGCTCCGACTGCCTCATTAAATGTGTTTGCTACAACTAATAATGATACATTGACTATGCCTGCAGGGACTAAATTTTCCACTACAGCAAATTCTCAAAGCTATTCATTTGTTACAATATCAGATATTACTGCTGCTAATTCTGGTGGTACTGTTTCTTTTATAAATACTCCTGTGTATGAAGGAACTTATGTTACATCAACATATACTGTTGATACCTCAGCTCAAGATCAAAGATTTGTATTGACGGACAATCGTTCAGATATTAATACACTCACAGTACAAGTTCAAACTTCTGCTTCAGATACCCAAACAGTGGCCTTTATTAAGGCCACGGACATTACGCAATTAACAAGTTCTAGTGCTGTTTATTTTTGTCAAGAAGCTGAAGCTGGATTATTTGAAATATACTTTGGTGATGGTATAGTAAGTAAAGCTTTAGTTGACGGAAATATTGTAACATTAAAATATGTTGTTACAAATAAAACTGCAACAAATGGTGTTTCATCATTTACTTCACCATCTTCTATTGGCGGGGCAACAGCAATTAGCGTCCAAACTGCAAGTAGAGCACGTGGTGGTGCAGAACCAGAATCAATTAATTCAATAAAATTTAAAGCACCACTTAATTATTCTGCTCAGGGTCGAGCAGTAACTTTAGAGGATTATAAAGTATTTGTTAAAAGATTATTTTCAAACACTCAAGCAGTATCAGTATGGGGTGGTGAAGATGGAAGCTATGATCCAAGCTTAGGAGTTTCATCTATACCCGAATATGGAAAGGTTTTTATATCAGTAAAATCTACTACAGGGGAAAATTTAACTTCAGTTCAAAAATCAAATCTTGTTCGTGCTTTAGCTCCATATAAAGTAGCATCTATTACTCCTGTAATTGTTGATGCTGAAACTACAAATATTATTTTAAATGTTACTTCCCAATATAATAAAAATGCTACAACTTTGTCACCTACAGAATTACAAACTAATATTTTAACAGCTCTAACAAATTATAATAATAATACATTACAAACTTTTAATGAACCATTTAGACATTCATTAGTAACGTCACTAATAGACAATTCAGATACCTCAATATTGAATAGTACAGCAACTGTTAGTATTAGTAAATCATTTATTCCACAACTTTCAACTCAAAATTCTTATACTTTAAATTATTCTAATAAAATATACCACCCTCACGGCGGACATAATCGTAATGCTGGAGGTGTTGTGTCATCAAGTGGATTTTATTTGACCGCAGATACTTCTTTTACTTTAGGTGATGGGATTAGTAGAGAGTATTTTTTAGATGATGATGGTGATGGTAATATTAGATTGTATTATCTTTCTTTACTGAATAGAGTTTATACTTCAAACAGGGCAGGAACGATTGATTATCATACTGGTGTGTTAAGTTTATATCCTATGAATTTTTTAAGTGTTTCAAATGTAGACGGAGTTGCATCTACAAAAGTTAGAGTAAATGTAATACCAGATTCATACGATATAGTTCCTGTTAGAAATCAGATATTAGAACTAGATTTAGCTAATACTACTATCACTGCTTCGGTGGATGCAATAACA